CCGCAAAACAGCATCCATCCAATTCTTAGGAACCTCAGGATCATTGCCTAAAACTGCCATGATGTGCCTAATAACCATATTCTCAGTCATTCCTCGAATGCTGGAATTGCAACATGCATCCCAGGCAGAACCATCACCTTCAATAACAGTGCATGGCCATTCCTGGCGCAAATGGTTGGCAACCCGCTTCATGGCTTCATGCTTAGGGCAATGCTTGATGCTGGCTGCTTCAAATGTTTCGAAAAGCAATTCTTCAAAACACTTAACCGGCAGCTGCATCATGACCTGAGCCTTATCACCACACTGAATAATAGGGCGCGGGGCTTTTCCTTTTGCTGGAAGCGCTTCATTAAGCTTAATCTGAAATTCTTGCTCAATCTTCGAATGGGTATCAGATAAGCATTCCTCAACTGCATGCCTCCAGCGTTTGGAATCCCATTTCCTGGATTTGAATTCATCAAAATCAGGATTTTCTTCACGCCACTTACGAATTCGATCAGAAGTGAAAACCTGCTTAATTAAAGCGGTAACAGTATCTTCAATGCGCCGAATCATCTTTTTATTTGCATTGAAGGGCAACGGCTGAACTCGCTTGGCAAGCCCGCATTTCAGGTTTCCTTCGGTCGAAGCCATAACTTCAGTGGGAATCAAATCGGGGCCAATCTGATGACCAAGTGTTGAATCTTCTTCTTCAGCTGAACGAGTGGCAACTCGCTTCTCGTCACCATATTCATCACCCCGCAATCTCGTTCCTTTCAGCTCCCCATTAACAACATCCGGATTTCCAGCATGAGTGTCGGTAGTTTCCGGTGGTTCGGTGCCGCAAGAAGGGCGGCCGGCAGATGACGAGCGCGAAACACCTTCCTCCCCTTCCATAAAAGCCATCATAGCCGCAGGGGCCCAAACACAAAGGGCCTGCTTCATGAACTCTGAATATTCATCGTTCAGCGACAAATGATGGATGAAGGTGCCATGGGCTCGAAATTCTGATCCCTTTGCAGCAACAGAAGCAGCATGAACTGATCTTTCAACAGTGCCAACAGTCTTCATCGGAATAGGAACGCGAACAACGCGATTGGCATCAGCAGGCTTGTAAAACAAATAAGCAAAAGTAAGCCAAGAAAGAACAATAGCCCTATAACAGGAAAAATAAGAAAGAACTATCGTGGCACCGATCAAAAGAAAACCGATGTCATAATAATTCCTTTTGGCGTAGTTGTTCTTGCACCTGCTGCATGAACCAAGAACTGGCACTGTATAAACCCAATGCTGCTCCATCGAATCAACTTGTGCATCTTGAAGAAGCTGGAGTTCTTCAGCGTTGCAACAAGCACAGGGTTTTGGGATAACCGAACGGAATCGCGT